TCATGTGCTTCTTTTTCTGATCGATATTTCAACATCAGCTTGATGAACGATATTCGCATAGACAGCAGCATTAATTACGCGGGAATCAATACTCATTTTAAAGAATGTCATTAGAAAAGCAATCTCGGCATCAAAAGAAGAACGAATTTGTTCAGGAGTAGCCTTACTTCCTTTATGTTCCTCACTGCGTCTTTCCTCGTTCCGTTTTTGCTCAAAAATTGCAGAATGAAGCAAATAATCAAGCTTCGATATAACTTGCTCATCACTCATATTCCGGATATCTACATTTAGTTGACCCAACACCTGACGAACATCATCATAAAAGCCAAGAGAAACAAGAGTCTGACATATACGAAGGCTCAATAGTTTGGCACGTTCCTTCACCATATCCTCTTTGTCCATAATCATAGCCTGCATACCTGAAGGATTAACAATGCTTCTGTATTCGATAATTAATTTAGATGTCATCTCTTTAAGCGTGCTTTCAGACACAGATCCGCGGTCCGAAAGCAAACAAGCATAGTTTCCACATGAAAGCTCAATGAAATCATTCAATGTTATCTGATTTAATCTTTCAATCATAGCTATTTCAGTTTAGACAACTTATACAGTTCAAATTCACGGTTAGACGCATCCTGACGCTGCATTTTAAGACTCTTCATCAAAAGGAGATTTGTTTTATCAACCCTTTTTTCTAATCGGGAATAATCATTGAAAACAGTGGTATCACCGGAAGAGGATGCAAAATATGTCGGTGAAAATGTAGGAAAGTCCCAATCTGGCATATCAAAATTAGAGATATCTATCTTATCAACATCAGGAAAGACTTGTGCACCTTTAGGAATATCAACTAAAGTTGGAGTAGCAGGAGTAATCCATGCTTTTCCGGAATACATAATAACTTCATGCTTACCAGCATCACCAACTAAAGCGGTACCGCCGGGATGTCTATCATTTCCTTTGGTACCTTCTGCATAAGAAGGAATAGGAGTTGCAAGAATAGTTGCAACCTGAATTGCTCCCATGGCACCAATAACAATAGATAAAGGAATATTCGGTAATGCTTCAGTTATTGCCAGTGCAGTAGCTATTCCAGCCTGCGCAACACTAGTCGCCTTTTCCCAAATGGCTTGTTTACGCGCCATTTCTTGTTTTTGTTTTTCTAGTTCAGCATTTTTTGCTTCTGTCAAAGATTTTGCAGCACGTTTACGTGCTTCTGCTTCTTCTTCGGAAATAGCACCTGACTCTGCCAGTTTATCAACCCGTTCAACATCTTTGTCATATTTTTCATCATTAGCATCCTGCTCTTCCTCTATCTTATCAATTTGAGCATCATAAAGTGTAGAAACAAGATTTCCAATAGTCCCTACAGCTTGTGATGCAGTTTGCAACCATTTTTTGAGATTCTTTTGGCGTTCTTTTAACGCTTTATCTTCAGCTTTAGTAATATTTTGAATAGCACTTATCTGTAATTCTGCCTCCTTTTTAGCGAGAGCAGCCTTCAAAACATACAACTGAGTAACAATCTTAGTACGTTCTTCAGCAGTAATATTCTCAACGGTTAATTCCAGTTCCAAAGCTTCAATCGCTGCTTCAGTAGTCTTATGTACATATTCAAGTTGTAAATTGTATTCCTCTATCACATATTGCTCTTCTGTTATTAGCTTGGATGCTAACTGTTTTTTAAGAGCAAGCGTATCCATAACATATGCAGCATCCCGGATTTCCTGCTCATGCGCTGCATTCTCTGCTATTAATTGCACCTGATCGGATGCATGTCTTTCGTAAAGTTCTTGTTTTTTTTTTGCATATTTGTCGTCAATGAGAAAAACATCTTCACCTGTTTTCTCTGCTGCATCAATTTCTGCTTCACGTTGCAATTCCAACTGGTGCAATTTCAAATCAAGTTCTTCCTGGGACCCCTTTTTTACAACAGCAAGAGCGTTCTCAACATCCTTCTTCTCACGATCAGAATTATACTTAATAGTAAACTCATCTAGCTTTTCCTGCATTTCCTTAGCTAAATTCTGACGTGTAGCAATTTCCTCTTTGCTATTACCCTTGACGGCAGCAATCTTCTTCGAGTAAGCAACACCAATTTTAGCAAGTTCTTTCTCCAGTCCCTCATCCATAAGAGCTAGTTCTGACTCCTGATAAGTTTCATGAATTTTCAGCTTCTCTTTGAGAGCTTTTTCCTGTTCACGTTTTTCTTTATCAGTAAGGACTGTTATACCTGAACCATTTTTGTCGTTACCCTTTGGACGGAACTTTTCTGCAATCACATCAAGTCCACGATTAAATTCATCGCTAGATGCTATTTTGAATAAGTTTTTAGAAAATTCCAACTGAGCCTTATCCGCTTTTTCTGCTTCCGATGTGTAATAGCCAAACATTTTAGCAGCACCATTCTTTATCCAAGACATATCTTCAAACTCTGATGTTGCATATTGAGCACGAGTTTTCATCCGTTTTAAAGCTTCTCTCTCTTGGGCCGTTACTTCAATACGTTTATTTTTCATTTGAATAACAGCTTTTGTGTATGCTTGTTCCTCTGTATCACCAGCATCAATAAGCCTCTTATATTCTGCCTGAAAATCTTTTTCTACTTCCAATAACTTTTTGTTCGCATCTTTTTTTGCAAGTGTTCTAAAATTATAATCTATCTTTTCTATTTTTTCTTCAGGAGATTTCAAATCATTGGCGATACCTCTTATTTTATCAGCCATCCAATTAAGAAACTCCTTAGCAGGTCCCGTTGACTCGGAGAAAGAAAGCATAAACGCTTCCCATGCTGAAGATAAGTTAGCAAGAGCTCCATGAACATTATCTCCCATCGTGTGAGCCATATCGCCCAATTCACGTTCTACACCAGTAATCTGTTCTCTAAGTGGTAATATTTTATCAACAGCGGTGAGAAAGGCATTAAAAGCGGCAACACTACGCTTATCAGTTAATTCAAGAGTAGTATTCAAGTCTACCCCTTTTTCTTTTAGCGATTTCAATCCTTCAACTAACTCAGGCAATGTTTTAACGGGCTTACCTAACGCCTTTGCCAGCTTTCCATTACTATCAGCTAAATTTAGAAAAACATTACGGGTAGCAGTAGCAGCCATTGAAGCATCAAAGCCGGCATCCGATAATTTACCCAACAAAGCCAAAGTATCTTCAATACTGAAATTAAAGGCTTTTGCAACCGGTCCAACAATTGGTAATGCAGTAGCGAGATATGAAAACGACAATGCGCTTTTGGTTGTTGCGACAGCCATCGCAGACACATATCTTTCAGTTTCTCTTGTATCAGCATTAAACATACGAAGAGAAGCACCTGCCAATGAAGCCGCATCTGCTAATTCTGCCCCGGTAGCTTGTGCAAATTTTAGAACGTGCTCTGTTGCGTCTAATATTTCTTTTCGAGTAAAACCTAGTTTAGCAAGTTCTATTTGCAAATCCGTAGCTTCGGATGCAGTGTATTTCGTTGTAGCACCCAAACGTTGAGCATCCGCAGTTAACTCCTTCACTTTATCAGAAGTGGTTCCTAATATTGCAGCAAGCCTACTATTAGCTAATTCAAATTTAACAATATCACCTACTCCTTCACGCAGTTTTGTAAATAAAGCAACAACTCCACTAACAACAGCTTGTGCACCAATATATCCAGCAGCCCACCCTTTCAATCCTGCACCAACTTTGTTTAGCCCAGGAGCCATCTCCGTTTTAAGCATCATTCCAGCATTCCGGGCAATAATTCCCATGTTCTGCATGGACTTATTACCGTTCTGTATTTCAATCCATGCAGCCTTCACTTCTTCCCGGTATGCACCAATTGTCATTTTCTGTTGACTATATCGATCGGAATTTCGCTTTATGTAATCAGTGTTGATTCCAATAGTAGAATTAAGACGGGCAAGTGTACGAATATAGTTTTCATCCGTATCTTTCAAAACATCAACAGCCTTTTGCAGCTGCTTATTCATTTCCTTTGCTTGTGAACGGCTATGTACTTCCTGATTAGTCAAGGTAATAGCAGTTCTGATAAGTTTTAAACGTTCTTCTTCAGATAAAACAGCTTTCTTACGAGTAGTATTACCGGCATTCTGCGCTTTTGTCAAGTTAGCTTCCGCTTTAGCAGCCTTTTCCAAGGACGCAGCATTATCCGAGTTTGCCTTGGTTAGTTTCTTCAATTCAGCAGCAGATAATTTCTCTACATTTAGCTTTTCCTCTATCTTCTTACTGACAGTTTGAGTTATTTCAGACTGTTTTCTAAGAGCCTCGGTTAATTCAGCAGATGCAGAACCAGCCGTTTTTGCTTGAGTATTATAAAGATTACTCAACTTTTCAAGATCAGCAACGCCTTCTACATTTAGTTTCAAACCTTTTGCTAATTCTTTGGCCGCATTAACATAATCAGCCCTCACACGCTCAATAGTATTATCAAGCTCCACCAATTTCTGCAAATCGTTCTCATCAACGAAATCTTTTAATTTTAAATCTGCCATAATTACAGGTAATGTCTATATTCAACAATCTTTCCTTTTATCTCAACTCCTAGTTTATCAAAAGCATAGGTACCATCTTCTTTCTGATAAACGACATACATGCAACCATCCAAGACAGCTGCTTTCTTTGCAAGATCACTGATACGTTCCAGTTCACTCTGCATCTTTTTTATTTCGCAACTACAAGCCATTTTCTACAGATATCCACATTCTGAAAAGAAACGTTCCATCCAGGGACGGAGATACATAATATTAAAGTACTCTTTAGCTGTATCACCAATGCCTAAAATCTGCTCACCGTATTTCTTCTCAATAGAACTACCGTCCGTAAATCCTTTCGTTGAGAATCGAAGCCCGGAATCAATTCTATCGGCAGTTATGCTATCATAGAAAGTACCAGTAATAAAGAGGTTAGGTACCTCAATCGGACGCGGTGGCAAATAAAGCATCTCACTTCTAAGAGGTGGAGTTATCCTCTCCTTCCATCGTTTATATTGTTCCGCACGGTTCTGCCAGGGACCGGGCTCGTTAAAATAGGTGTCAGTATCATAATCAGGATTCAATAGATGTTCAGTACCGTCCAGACCGGAATATAATTGCTCCTGAATACAATCAACGAGCACATTCTTATGTTCTTCCATACACCTAATACATTCCTCTTCAAACCCGGATGCAATGGAATGAATAACTCTATGTAATTCATCAAAATCTGCCATACAGTAAAAATATAACGGGCTGGGCTGTAATCACACCCCAGCCCGTCGGTTACTTAGTTATCGCATCGTACACTTCCGAGAGCTTCTTCTTACGGTCAGCTTCCTTCAGTTCCTGCCACACGACTTTAATGTGTGCATTAATAAACTCTTCCTTCGTCATGCCCTTCACAGCAGCTTCGACGAACGTAACATTATCTACCTTCATGACACCTGCTCAATACCTCTGATTCCTTTTTCATACAATACAGAAGGAGCTTTCAACGAAGGAACCGCCCCGGCTTTAGGAACAATGGTAATGATACCATCCGAATACGTAGCAGAAGTTACGTTATTCATAACTTCAGCAGCACCATCAGCAATAAGACTGCCAAATTCTTCTGTACGGTCATAACCACCAACAACTTCAACTATTTTGTAAGTATTTTCGGCCTCCAACTTTTGAAACACAACATCAACCAAGCCTTTAACGAAATTCTTGGGATTGAAGTCTAACTGCACGTAGTCAAAGTGCAATTGGCTGTCTTCCACATCTTCATGTGAAAAACTAACAGTCATCGCAGACTTAGCACTACTGGTCGGGTACTGTGTCACGGTCGGATAAACAGTAGACATCGGAATACCGGCAAGGATATCAGTGTCATCATTATAACCGATCAACATATTATCCTGATTCCAAAAGTAAACGTCCCATCCTTTATTGGCACATTTCAGAAGCTGGGCATTCAAAACCTCATCAAATTTCTTCAAAGTGAAGGTGTCTGTTTGAGCGCTTAGCCCGTTGTATTCACTTGCACCGTACCCTACAGGATTAACTTGAGGCTCTCCACCATTCTTGGCATACTCCAGGAATGGCAAAATAGGGTAAATACGCCCGGGACGGTCTGCATGGCACAATTCGAGCAACTTCTCACCTGTTATATCAGCAGGGAGTTTGACACCATGTTCTGTCAAGATAGCACCTTTGACCTTTTTCCAGTCAATGCTACAAGCAGAACTACCAGTGTTCATCCGGGAACCCTTACACGTTCTAATCTTTCTCATTTTCTTCTACAATTAAGATTATTAATTTTTATTTCCATCGAGCGTATATTTATGGCATCAATCGGCTCGCTCACAGCCTCACCGGAATCTGTATAGGCTCCGTATCTGCCATATGAATAGTTTTCTGAATAACTATGTTTCACTTTTTCGTCATAGTCGCAGTCGAACCGAGAATCTTCATATAATACTTCCAATAAACGTTTATAGATTGGCCGAAGGATATTTTTAAAAGATGTGGTTCTGCGCATCTCATTGCTCCACTCTTTACAAGAAGAACATGCTATAATTAACGAAACCTTTGCTTTTGAAAAATAATCCGCGTCACCTCTATCCTCACTAATTGGAGTGAATAGTGCAACCAATGGAAACTTCCTTTCAGACTGGGCAGAAGACTTACTGTATTCATCTAAAATATCTTTGATATATTGACTGCTACCGAAGATGTAATTCAACCTTGGGGACTTCACAACTTTAGTTCCCCCTTTCCCATTTGGATAGAGGATTTCAAGCCCTTCTGGAAGTTCCTTTACAATCTCCTCAAACAGTTCTGTTATATCTAAATCTATCATAAATTGAAAGCATTAATTGGGGTCAAAAGATTCTTGGTTATTTGCACATCGAAAGGACAATCATTCGACATAGCCCATTCAACAAACTGTTTATTCTTCTCTACCATGCTATTCCATGTGCTTACTTGTCTCTTCAAAGGAGCTACATATTCATTAGCACATTTCAAACGGACAAGCCCGGTTATTGTAGCCTGGGTGTTTGCGTCACGAAGAATATGATAAAAGACATAGTCAGCGAACGGTTCACACAGCTTCTCGCATAATACTGCATATCCGGACTGGGGGGCTTCCTTCTCTTCTGAAATATCAACTTCATCTGAAGAATCTTCCTTTTCCCGTTCAATAAGCTCCAAATAATCTGTGATAGCTTGGGAAAGAGTCACACCAACAACATTCCGGAGAAATTCGGGCTGAAATGCCTTAATATACCCATTTATCACCTCATTCACAGCAAGAGATTGGGGCGAAGGCATTTCAGCGACCGAAACATTCTCAATATGCCTGGGACCTGACATAAAATATGAAACATCAATCAACATAGCGATAGTTATTTAGAAGTCTTGCTTTTCCCGGTTTTCTTTTCATCTTCCACGGAAACGGCTTTATCATCTGTAACAGTTACCTCCTTGGCATCTTCCTCTTGCAAATCTTTTGAATCGGCAACCGGAAGATTCTTTTCATCAGAAGGCACCTGTACTTCAAGTTCTGCAATGCGAGCTTTCATTGTTTCACGCTCTTCTGTCAGTTCAACAATTGTCTTATCTTTCTCTGCAATGGATGCAGTAAGCCTGCCAATCTCTTCATTTTTCTCTGCAAGCATACATTCCAATGTCTTTCGGGCATCTTCTTCTGTAACAAGACCACATTCGGAAATAGGGATGAGTTGAATCATCCCTCTATTAATCCGAATGCGTTGCTCTTTAAGCACATTGGTTACATCCTTATCGTTACCTCTAAGTATGTAATCCATAATCCTACGCTTTAGTTATTGCAGTCTTCAATGCGGCCAAATCCCCATAAGCGAAAGCCCACGGCATATAAATCGGGAAGATAACTTCTTCTTGTGCCATCAGCACAACCTCATTGCAAAGCTTGGTCTCCACATCTTCAGCCCATTCAAGTGTCAAAGTGGTATAATCAACCAAATTTGCGGCTTGGTTAAAGTCACCTAAAAGATACTTACCTGGAAGAATACCACCATACTCGATAATCGGACGACCGGCAATATATTTCACCCCATCAACCATTTTAACGATACCAAGATTACGTCCTGTCGTATCTTTTTCTGATTCCATACCGTTAACAGTCATTGTATTAAGAATAATAGCATTCGGAAAATACTGGGCATATGTCATTGCGGCGAAAGCTGTTTTCACTACATCTTCAGAGTTGGGTTCCTCAATGTTCTTAAAGCCGGCTTCATGAACACTGAATGTCATTTTATCCGTAGCCGTTTCAGCACCGGAGAACGCGACACCAGGAATAAGGATACGACCATCTTCCATTTTCACAAGAGCGTGTGTTTTGTTCAGTTCTGTAAGAACAGCGGCGCCAGCGAACGTGATACTCATTCCATCAAGAATCAAATCCTGTGGTTCTGCAAACTCTACAATCACATCCTTATCACCGTTATATCCGGTAATAGCTTTTACAGCACCAGCGGCACCTGTAACAATGGCTGTACTAATAATCTTCTCTACAGAAGTCACCCCAGTATTATTAATAATACCAAGCAAATTCTCACCATTACCGTCACCAAACAAAATGTTCCAGTCTTCTGCCATCCAAACAGCTTCAGGAAGCATGTTCAAGATGTAGGAACGAATGTACACTCTTGATTTCAACATACGTTTTGAGATACGGATATGAGTACCAAGGCGCTTAGTTCCTGTCTGTATCTCTTTTACCTTGATACTTGATTCCGGTAAACGACCGTTCTCTGTTACAAAACGGGCATTGCGGTTGAAAGCATATACTTGCGCATAGGCGAGTTGAGGATATGCAGGATCAGCTGTCAGCGTCGTTAATACATCACGCATATGCAACTTTTTGTTGGCAACCTGAGTCACAACACGTTTCTGTTGTTGAGTAATCAACAAATCACCGGTGTAATTGTCAGTCATGGAAACGACATCTTTCAAGGAGAAGCCGTCAAATTCTCCTGATTTGCGTGTTTTTCCTTCTGCGAAATCTCTGAATTTTTCAGAATCAAGCATCTCGTTCAACTTCTCATCGAACTTGTTGATAGCATTCATAGACAAGCCCTTTTGTTTCATTTTCTCAATACTTTCTCCAAGGGTCTTTACCTGGGCAACGAGTTCTTCATTGTCTTTAACCAATTGCTGAAACTTCTCATTGTCATAGGATTTCAGCAATTTATTAATATCGTCAAACTGTTTTGATACCTCATCCGGTGATGCAATTCCTTCAAGGGACTTGTTTACTACTTCACACATCATGCCGACGATGTTTTCCATAAACGCCTTCTGTTCTGCCGGCAAGCCGTCCGTTTTCAGATTAAAATCTGATACTGTAAATTTTCTAATTGGCATAAAATTTAAATTTTAAGTTATTTATTCTCGAAACAGCTATTCAAACTCTTAAAATCGAATAAAGTGCCATTATCAGCGGCTTTAATCGTCACTTCATCGTTCCCATTTTCCCCGTCATTCTTTTCTTGAGTGTCAACAGACGGCTCATTTTTTCCGGTGGTATCTTCAGAAGTGTTTTGCAGAATAGCATTCGAACGATATACTTTTCCCCAACAGTGGGGACATCTTACATAATTCATAAGGTCTTGTAGACCCTTTTGAGAAAATTCTTTCTTTTCTGATTTGACAGAATCAATAAGAGAAATTACTTGGGTTCTAATCTCCGGAGTGAGCTTCTCCATTTCTTCCCTTACAATGTCCTGTGTTATCCATCTCTGATAATCAGCAGCATAATCTAATACCTGTTGGGCAAAGGTATGCTCTGTTTCTGCATCATAATCAAATTGATGACCACAATGAGGACATGAGACAACGGCACCACCGTTGAGGCTCTTCAGTAATAAACTTAATTCCATATCGTATCCTTTTAAACGTTCATCACTATATCCATGCTGCAAGAACGCTTTCCGAACGAAATCAACAGCCTCCTTTACCTGGTCGGCAGTAGCAGACTTAATATTCACAAGGAAAGTCTGGGGATTACTCCCCCAACTTGTCAATGTTGAATATTCCATCATACGCCATTCAAGCACTTTACAGGGATCAACAGAATCTCTTTTAATGGCCTTGACCCCAATAGAATGTTCAAGTGTTCTGCCATTCTCTGCAAACAGTTTATAATCAGCTAACGTATCACGGCCAATCTGTTTTTCAAGATTTAACTGACCGACCATAACCAAATTACCTTCTGTTTCCTTACCACTCAACGGAACACCTAACAACTGGTCTGTACGATGATTCAGGAACCAACGCATCCGACCAATATTTTCTTTCAATGTCTTATTGAATGAGCCGGGCATAGATATGTCATTTTGTGAGTCCTTCACACCGATACCATTCACCGCAACGGTAACGATACCCTTCTCATCAACATCATTTGCCTTTGTCTTGTACTGAAGGCTTTTGATTTTCTCTTCCATCTTTTTCATCTCCACTTTTAGTGTTAAAAACTCGATTTACTTTATCCAGTTCCTCATCTGACATATCAAATTTCAATTTGTCAAACAAGGGATTTTCTATCATACTTTCACCTATTTGGGCACGCCAGTCATTGAGCGTTATAAGCCCACATGAGAATTGTTCACGACAACGTTTATTTATATTTGTCTTTACGTCCTCGGATTCTTTCAATCCTTCCTGCAAACAATCAACATCAGAGAAATCACAATCCAAATAATATCCCCCTCCTTCAAGACCAAGGAAAGCTGTAAAATCCTTGCAGAATTGTTTGGCCATAGGAATAACAGTTGAACAATATACGCTCTTTTCAGCAGTAGCCTGATTGCTAAATGTGGACTGGTCTTTTCGCGGAACAAGAACGGCAGGGATGCCGTATGCCCCTGCAATATTTATTGCATCAGCCAAAGTCTCTTCAAACGGCTGTAACTCTGCAATAGAAAGATTAGTACGAACAAAGTCAATATCTGCATCTGAAATACCATAAGGTACCTGGCCCTTCCTTACACCATACTTCTCAAAATTTTGCTTCAAAAGCTGTTCCTTTTCATCGTCAGTCAACGCTATTGAACCGGTAGCATCAGTTTTCTTACTTACAATAAAGCCCAATCCACCCCGCTTTACATAAATCACATTTCTAGCTTCATATACAGCTATTAGATTTGACATTGGCTTATTTTGGGAAGCAAGACGACTTTTGGACTTCAAGAACATAGCCCCTGAATAGAACTCTGCACTTCCGTCTCTATCATGCCATATTTGGTATGGAGGAATTTCCAAACTACCATTCCAACCATACTCCAAACGATAGCTACGAATAATATCTTCTGTTTGGGCAATACCAAACAATGGCATATTCCCGTAAACAGGTTCTACAATAGTCTTATCAGAAGGTAGCACCCAATAATTATCGCAATATCTCCATTTTTCAGCTGTAGAAAAGACATCAGGCATAGCGGCACGAATAAAGCTATTCCCTGTACACAATTTATAAATATGGTGCTGATAAATCAATTCTTTCCAACGCATCAAACAATTAGGACGACTAAGTATGCCATTCATTCGTTTATTCGCCCATACTATACTGTCATCCTTAGTTTTCTTCAATTGAAAATTAGCACCTGCAATTCGCGATGCAATATAATCGATCGGGAAAAAGACTTCAGGTATCGTACTGAATAGCGTTAGATAGTTACTGCCCGCTACAATAGGACTAGTAAGGTCCTCAATGTATGCAACTGACCATTTTTCAGCCTTGCCACTTTGAGTATCTATATCCTTATTTTCAGATGAAGTAACTATTTCAACTTCACCTTTAGTCTTAGATTTCTTTCCAAATAGATTATCAAAAAAAATATTCATTGGGTTCCTTTTTGAGCAAAACTAAGTAAAAAGGAAAACCGTTTTCCAAAACACTAAAATCTTGAAATTACGAAAACATAATATCAACAATACAACATCCTTATTTTCAATCACATATAACGCAATTCAATTCAAACCTAATTTTACAACGAACTGTACTAGCCCACTCAAAACAGCACTGGCCTCTTTTGTTTCACTATCTTTATTATAGTCCATCAGATTATTCATGAAGGCAACATATTCCGTATCAGATTCTACTTTTGATGCAGAAAAAAGAATACTATTTTTCACATAATCAGATGTTGCAGCAATACGCTTATCTACATCCGGAAACTCTTTCATTACACGAATCTCCTTGTTTGTACTAGAACGGAGTTCCCGGATAAAAGGGAAATAAGCATCTGTACATTCAATTACACATGAATCAGATTCATGGGACAAAATAGAAGAACGTATATCTTCTGTTGAAGTAGTATCCATAAATACGACATCAACAACATGCCATTTATTTCCACATCTAAACGCTTGTATAAGGACAAATTTCCCATTAACATTCGGCATCACATATAGAATCTTCTTAGTGTATTTACATTCGGTATCTGGATTGAAGAAATTAATAGTGCCATTACAAGCATACAAGTTTCTTTTTCGCCGGTTACTAAACTCTATATACTGCTCACTACACAAATCCACAACGACATATCGGAACGTATCAGACAGGTGCCCGTGCTCCTCATAAGTCTGCAAGGTAGTTTTATTCTTGACCTTAGTTTTAAGAATGGCACCGTTAGCATCTTTCTGTACGCTCATGTAGTCCTCAATAGATACCGAACATGATTCGTCAATGTATATCTCTATACCGGGAACAGTACAATCAAAAATGGCATTAACAAACTCACCGGTCATGGCAACACTCGGATTCTTGTTGCCTACCTTATCTTCAATCTCGAATCCTTCTTTCTGCAATGTATCTATGAATAAGTCCATCCAGGAACGCTTCTCATCGTCAATGCTGTTTGCCGCTTTCGTTGATGCATCACCATGTACATATAACCTATCAGAATATTGGATAGATTTCAGATACTTTGCAACAAGTTTGGAGGCTTTCTTTACTGTATTGTTTGGGCTTTCAGCGCACGTTTCATGGAATTGCCAAACCTTGGTACCAGTTGTGAAATCGACCTGCCAATATGATACACTGATATACGGAAGCACGTTGTTATCGACAGAGATATGAATAGGTAAGTCCGGAACATACTTATGTTCACCGGAATGTTTGCCACGATTGAAGGAACCGAAGAACTCACTACCGGTACGAATGACACCCCATTCTCCCAATGCGTACACATTGTAATAGTCCGGATCGTGAACTCTATCATACTCAAAGTCGGCAACACATTGCTCATCATAGAAACCATACGCACCGTCAGGACTACCGACCACCCAAAAATTATTCAAATAGGTAGATTGGATAATAACTGTATTAGGTGCCTGTTCCTCGATTTGCTTAGTACGAAGATTAAGTATTTGCCTGGGTGCATTCTTCTTTACGGATTTGACCTTGGTAAGTTCTTTCGGCAACTCTTTGCCGGCAATGGTAACCGTCATCGGTACATCATGCCATTTATCTTTATCAATAAACTCTTTCTTTATCCAATGGCTTTCACTAATCGGGTTGAAGGTACAAATAATCTGCTGCCCTTTCTTACCACGCAAACGCTTACGTAGCTGCTTGAAATCCGGATGCTCGAACTCTGACCATTCCTCTAACTGAACTCGCTTATAGTTAGAGATACCTTTTATCTTCTCCGGATCGTCAAGACCGGAGAAATCTATCTTCGCACCATTTACCAGACATTTAATAGTATTCTGTTGAAATTTGAACAAATGGGAGATGCCAAGACCGATCGCAGCGACCTTATAATCTTCATAAATGGTTTTGAGAATAGAAGCTCCTACCTTACGCATGACAAGAGTGTTCTCACCATCCTGTAATGTCTGTATCAGTATTGTTTGTGCCACACTATACGACTTACCGGAAGATGAACCTCCATAGAGAATGATAAAACGGATAGTCTCATCATTCAAGTACTTCAATAGATAGAATCCGTTAGGATTTAGCTTCTTATAATTTATAACCATATTGTTCTAAAAGTAAGGTTTCTCCGTAGGATGAATACCGGATTTTGCAGTTCAAATTGTTCTATTCTTCCGAATTCTCATTATCTTCAAATCCGATACGAAGTTCACCGACTTTATTTCCGTCTCCACCTTTGATATTGACATTCTTATCGGCTTCCCATCCATTCCAGGCACCAAGCAAACGAGCGGCTTCTGTTTTACCGTTGAACTCATAGACAACTTCTCCTCTCTTATTCTGAATCTTCTTCAATGCATTGCGTGTACGCTTTGGAAGCTGCGATGGACTTTTCATCTTTACCTTACCTGTTAGCTCATCGACAATATACAAGTCATTAGGATCAGAAGTTATGATATCCATCAGCACACGTTCCACAGTCTCACGTTTAACTTCAGATTCTTTCGCCCTCTTTTCTCTTATCTCTTTTATCCTTGATGTAACCTTGATGTTCTGCATAAGGGCATGAGCATTGCGCCAAACGCTCTCCTGCTTCATCTTAGTGCAGTCGTAAGCCATCCGGTATGCTTCACTTGCGTTGCCATCAATATCAACGTAATATTGACAGAACTTCTCTTGTTTCAATGTTAATACATTCTCTCTACTCATAGCTTCAAATTATTAAATTCCTGCATGAAGAAACAATGATAGTTACTCAACATGCAGGAATAAATTAGAATGGTTGTACATTCAAAGGATTTCTATTTCTCCGCCCCCGCATTTTTTTGAGAATTATCCTCTCTCCGCATGGCGAATACCTTTTTTACTCCGTCCTCGACTGACGTATAGGACAAAGGTACTAAATAGATATCCTGGTTCACCGATTGCTCCAAATTGTCAAAATCTCGTTTTTTATTAATCAACTCTATTTCAAGCGGTTTGTAGTATTTTACTAAAGATGCAAAATACATAGTAGTCACAGGTTGGACGTTACAAATATTGATAAGCTGCCGGTTACAGCCCACCGCATAAATAAGCCCTTCGACGACATCATCTATGTAAGTGAAGCACCGGATATTCTGACCACAATTGTATAAAGACACGTTTTCCTTTTCTATCAGGAACCAGAGAAGAGTTCTTTTTCGCGGATTAGGTCCATATACATTATGCAGCCGGCACCCGGTCGCAGCCTTACAATAGATAGATGCATACTGTTCATCGAAATACTTGCTTATTCCATACATGGAAGTGGTATTCTCCGGATTCGCCGTTGACGAACTGGCGTATACTAACTTCACATGATACTGGTTACATGCATCAGCTACTCGCATGAAAGTATCAATGTTATCCTTCCTGATCTGTTCCAGGTTTCCATTAAACACACTAGTTTGCGCCGCCAAATGGAACACACAATCAATACCCCCATTTTTCAGGAGCTCACATACTTTTGTGGCTTCAATACCAGACTTTCGATCAAGTCCTATGACTTCGACATCCCTTTTAGCTAATTCTCGGCAAAGGGCTTTACCAATAAATCCCTCACTGCCGGTTACAATCATTTTTCTCATCATCACAAAAACTAAAGGTGCATCTTGTTTAAAGACACACCTAGGTTCAACATAAAATCCTAAAGATTAAATCTTATTTTTGAAAATACTCCCTACACTTAAAACCCTTTCTAGGAGTAAAGTCTTTAAATTCACAGCTTCTAAACACCCACTTCTTATCAGCCCATCCGGCTAAATCCTTTTGCCATTGAGGAATAATTTGACGTGGATTATTCAAATCCCTATAAGGCTGGCAATGCGGTAAGAACCGACCGCCTTTGTTCTTCCAATGATTGACACGCTCAAACGATTCTTTGAAGTCACTGAGCAGGATACAATAAAAGAAGTATTCGCCTTTGTACCCGTACTTGTCAATCAAAGCTGTGGCACGCTCACATTCGGCAATCTGTCCCGGTGTGTCACAGCCGAACCGTATGCGCTTCATCCACTTTACTCTTGCCAGTAGCCGGGCGATGTCGTCTGTTACCAAGCGAGCATCTAAGCCCTGATTGAAGTCTACTCGTACGCCCATGGAGACAATCTTTTCAATCTGTTGTAATCCATAATCGGATGCAAGTACATTGTTATCCATGAGTATTACGTTCTTTCGCCCGGCAGATACTTCTTCTATATCCATGTATGGAGTTATGTTGCCTTCTTTGGCAGGAACGACACACCATTTGCAACGATTAGGACAGCCACGGGTAAGGAAGCCATAAGCCAGATTCTTATCAATATTATACAGGTTATAGTCGGGAACTATTTTATCAACTTCTACTGGAAGAACCTTGCTTATGTCATACCCTGTACCACCTTTCTCAACCTGATTGGTATTGATGTAATAGCCATAATCTGGAGTAAAGGAGAATACCTTTGCCGAATAAACTTTATCGTATGAGCACAAAGGGTTATACCATTCCACATTGTCGCCTCTTGCCTTGTGCCATGCACTTATCTTCATCAAAGCTAGATTAGGATAATTACTGTCAACTGCTAATATTCCGATGTTCATTACTAAAACAGTTATACTCCAATTATCTCATCATTGATACGAAATATGCTATCACTCACAAAATCGTATATCTTATACATAAGTTCCGGTTCTTCCTTTTTCGGAGAATAAACCATCACCTTTTTACCTGCACCTTTCATCCAACCCGCTTCTGTGTTAGCAGACCGACCACAAGGGAGAACCATAACGCAGACATCAGCCCACTGCATACCGTTGAAATCCGAATCAAAACCTTTCTGCGCAATTGGGTGATTAAGCGCTTCTCTATATTGCTCTGTTGTCCAGTTCTGCCAATCAGGATCTATATCAGACCATTGGAAACCACCATTACCATGTGGGGGATTCTTAAAATCGTAAACCTCATGTCCTAAATCACGGAGAATATCTACAACGTCCTGTTGAAATACATTTCTCCAACTACTTGCTACATAAATTTTTGCCATATTATTTTAAATTGTTACTTTTGGATGTCGTTTGCACGGTGCAAGCGACTTAATTTTATTTTTATGAAAAACATAATTTTAAAAGGACTCCTATAGCTTTACTACCGTGGGGCTATATGGATGTCCAAAATCAATTAGACGGTAGGATGGGAAGCATTTTTCAATCTCGTAAGTGACAGTTATTAGTTAATTGAATACGTGACAGAGTGTGTACCCATCTAAAATAAACAGGAGGCGGCTTTGCAACCCGCCTTTTGCTTTTATTCATTACAGACTGTATTTTGAGTGTTATTTAGAATATTGTTGACTCTTTGTGCAAGTTCCGGTTCCAAACGCACCAATCGGACAATCATCACAATAAAAGGTTACACTTCTATAATCTGCGCCACTTCCACATGGATGTTCACTAAGCTCCATAACTTTATCATTAAGAAGCTGTACTTCTTCTTTGAGCTTATTTACCTCACTAATAGGGGTCAAAGCTCTATATTCTTGTTCTGTTAATATGTATTGCATAATTTATTCCTTTCTGTTATTTTATTCCTCCAATAGTTTTAGCAGTGATTTTTTATACTCGTCTATTTCCTTAATAGCATCTTCTTGACCTGATTTTGCATCATTTATCATTAAATCTGCTACTCCCTCCATTATTTCATCCTTATGCCTATTCAGATATTTGATAAAGTATTCCTGCATCAAATCAGTATCCATATTTGCTATATCCGAATATGTGTCTCCACTTCCATAACTGCCAGAAAAAGAAAAATAACAAAGATTACTTATATTCATACTCTGAATACTCTCCCTTCTGCCAAATCCATCTGTATGCTTATCTATTCCACTATTGCTATGGCTTTGAAACTCTTCTCTGATTTTAGGGAGAGTTTCTTTAATAAACTTTTTCAGTTTTCTGCCAGTAGTGATTAACTTACTTAATTCTTTTGCTGTCATCATCAGTCTCCTTTCTTTTTAATCCGTTCTAGTACATCTCTGTTGGCTTCCAATATTTCATCGAAAGACAGAATAGGCATCCAACATATAACCTTAATATCATCCTTTTCGACACTTTTCCTAAATATGATATATCACTATCAGTAGTCCATATACCATTTTCATACGTGAATACATCTATATGCTTACGTGATTCAGCTTCTCTATCATCGTATTTATAGTAATATAAAAATCCGACTAAAACACGCTACTCTTCATCTGGTAATCGTTCTTCTACTCTTATCCATGGAGATTGCTTTTTCTGCCACTCAACACCAGACGCAAAAACTTTACGCATATATGTTTCAACCACATGCGGCTGATTGATGCGATTTGCTAATTGAGCTACCAATGATTTAAAATTCATATCTATCTTGTTTTGAGCCTAATTAGGCTACATCGTTAATACTAATTTCTCCTTTCAAAACTCGTTCTACCTGCCTGTCGATTATCTCTTGAAACTCTATCTGACAGATAAGCGAGCAATCCGGTATAATCTCTTCTACTGGGTCACCTCGCCATGTTGGGAGTTCGTCAAGGAAGATTCGTCCGTCTTTATCTTTTAGACAAGTTGCACCTACATCACGTTCAATCTGCGCCACCTCGTTAAATACATCCGGGAAGTCCTTTCGTATCTTATTCCAGTAGCCCATTCCGCCTTTCACGCAACCGATACAATTGTTGTTATTATAGCCCATCTTGTACATAGCGGGGATTTCAATACCGGCTTTCCAAAGCATTCCCATTGCATCCTGCTTCGTAATCTGCTTTTCAATAAGCGGGAATAGTGGCTTTGTGTCCGGGTACTGCTGTTTTAATCGGATAGCCCGGTTAATCTCTTTCGGGTCATAATCGAAACCCCAAACTTGACCGTCCCAGTGCTGCAATTCTTTTTCCAACTTGTAGCGGACTTTCTTTTTCAGTTCAAGAGTACAGGCGGCACCATGCGCGCCGTTGATATACCCCTTTCGCAACACATCAGACACACAGGTGTACTTGTCGCTTCGGATAATGTGGATAGATTGATTGTACCACTTTTCACAATCTGCCAAGAATCTAGTGTTATCGGGATGACCGGAACCAGTTTCAATATAGTAGATATGCACATCATCGTATAGGCTTAATGCTATCTTACAAGCAACTGCGGATGTAGCACCGCAACTGAACCATGCTATTATCATTTGATTCCTTTCTAATTTTATTTTAATTATTTTTTTGCAATATCATTCCAAAAAGCAACGCCTTCAGGAGTATTATTAAAAGGGAATGAAATAGTTAGAAACCAATGAAAACAGCAATCAACATCTAACAAATTGTTCATCCGCTCTTCATTTGTCATTGAGAAGTCAGGACACTCAATATTAAATGTCTCATTTGCTCTTTCTGTATTATATTTCCATTGATTGAAAATACCTAGTCTTTCTAATTTTGCTATTTTTTCATTCCTCTTCATATTGATTGACTTTTAGTTCTTTACATCTATAAAGGTAATCATTATTGACAAGTTTTACAAACAGAACATTCGCCAATTTAACGCCATTTTATGCTGCAACTGACCCTAGTTCACGTAACTTTTTACTAATACATTCACAGAGAACACGTGCCATGTTAACTTCGACTGCATTCCCTATGAATTTCTTTTGGTCAGCCTGTGTACCAATTAACACATAGTTTTCTGGAAATCCCATGATACGCTTTAGTTCAGGTATGCGTAGCATTCGCATTTTAATATCAATTATCCCGTATAAGCCCATGAACTCTTTTATTTTTTTTGTCATAGGGCTGTCGGTATCATAAATCTCGATTACTACATGTCCAGTTTCAGTTGCGATCAAATAAGGCGGCATTTTATCCATACGTGCTATGAGAGTGAAGCATGGATTATCAACGGAACCACCTGCACTATTAAATTGAGGGTTCATTAGGTAGTGCCACTTTCTATTTGCAGTGACTGTTTGTGCGGGCTCTTCTATGCTACTACCAACGTTGGAGAAGTTTGTATTCATAATCCACGGCTTGCAGCTAACAAGATTGTACTTAGGATTGGCGGTAATACATCCAAGCGGCTTTTCTGTAGATGAAGGTTTGCTGTTTCCATATTGCTGGTCTATGAAATATGGAGAAACGAGAGATAACCGATCCTTCGTTGTTACGGTTGCAGACGGTTCATTTATTGAGCGGTTAAATCCGTTACCGTAATGGGCTGATACAAACGCATGATGGTCTTTGCATGTAATTGTTCCGGCTGGTTCATTAATAGAAACATTCTTGCTTTCGGGGTGTCCACTGAACTGTTTTGAAAGAAAGCATACCTGCGCAACTCCCAGTCTGTTTTGCGTAGCTACTACCGGGCATGGTTCGTCAATCCCAGGGGCATTATATTTTCCAGTCCGGCTCATGGAATTATATTTGATAAGAAAAGCATCTTTGCCCCCGGCTACAAATTTTATCAGGCCGGCATAGATACGTTCCATTGTCTTTTCAGCAAGTGGCTTCTCACGAAAAATACTTGTTCCTTCATCGGAAAAATCCAGTATCTCTTTAACCGGGCGCCACTTTTCCAAACGACCAAACATATCTTGTTTACCGTTTTTACAGTGAGTGGGTTGTGGAAATACTATCGGTAATCCATTTTTGGCAAATATACCAAAGAAGCGTTTTCGAGTAGTATATGCACCATAGTCGGCAGCATTGAGAATACGGAAATCAAAGTTGTAGCCATACTTTCTTACGTTGCGTACCCATCTTTGATATAGTCTACCTTTATCCATGCTGATAGGCTTTCCGTTTTCGTCCATATCACCCCAACTCATAAATTCTTCAACGTTTTCAATCTGAATGTAATCCGGGCAAATAGCTTCAATGTACCGGAAAAGATGTTCAGCAAGTGTGCGACTATCAGCGTCCCGAGGTTGCCCACCTTTTGCTTTGGAGAAGTTCGTACATTCCAGGCTCGCCCAAAGAACGACCGCTGCACCCGGATATTGAGCCTTACATTTGGCAAGATGTTCAATTAGCGGGGAAAGTTCCAGCGTGCGAATATCTTCCGTAAAATGCAATGCATCCGGATGATTGGCCGCATGGCTTGCAATGGCGTTGGCATCGTGATTGACGCAGGCTATTACTTTAGCACACTGTTTACCATCAATTCTTGCAGATTCCACTCCTGTCGAGGTTCCACCTGCTCCACAAAACAGGTCAATATATAATAAATTTATACTACTCATTTCTTTTCTTCAAATTTCTTTGATTATTGATTTCAGACATACACATGCGGCACCAAGAAGTCAATAAATGATATTCCTTACCCTTTCTCACTACTATACGATTGTAGAACCGGTTCAAGTAGAAGTAATTTCCGCAGTGTGTACATTTTTTCATCTCACGTCCTGAAGCATCTATAATACGATTGCGAGGTTTGCGATGAATAAGAGTACAGTTTTTACACTCACCATCAGTTCCACGATGCCGCCGGCAATGTGATAAGGATTTTGCCCCACATTTAGCAAACACCCTACAATCTCTACGAGGTATTGATTGATACACATTCATGGCTTCCTCGCATTCAAGAATTTATTTACTACACGAGAAAGTACATCCTCATTCTCTGGCATCAGCCATTCTTTCGCAACGTTCCAAGCAATACTCATAGTTGGATTGAAGTTATCCTTCCTGACAGTGTGGTGAGACAAACGCCCTTCAGTGGGTTTCAAATCCTTATCATGTAAGATACACAGTCCATTTTCGAAGAAAGCACAAAACTCTTTGCCGGAAACAGGTTGAATCATCGGAATAGCAATATTAATAACCCCTAAGAATATACCAGCAGCCCAGTTTGTCAGTGCTAACCTGTCGGCATAACCAGCATCTATAATTCGTTCAATATCATCAGGAGTACCTAAACATGGCGTATGACATTGTTGTTTACAAACACTGCATGAGCATTGTACAGGTACACGACCTGAAGCCCTCATTACCCTTTGTAATGAGGTTTCTTTTGATAATTCTCTCATAGTAAATTATTTGAGATACTACAGATTATTAAACATCGCCCCACAGCTTTACTGCAAGGTCATAATTTTTTTTAGCCTCTTTTACTGCTTTATTGGCATAAGCCATAGCGTATGTATGCTCGCGTCGGTACTTACCGGACTTCAATCCTTCGTGATATTCTTTTGCTTGTTCCAACTTATGTTCATAGAAATCTATACTTTCCGGCATGGACAAGTTTATCGTATTAGCCCTTTTTTCCCAATACTTCGCAACTCTTTCATGTTCGGCAGCCTTATCGCTAAACTCAACGCTTTTCCCCATGTTATTCCAGGCATCATCTATCATTTTGCGATGTCCTCGTTCGCTATGGTGTCCAACTTTGATAGGCTCACCCAAAGAAAGGAAATCGCGATGTTTATTTGATTTCTGAAAATACTCATTACTTTTTTGTACTGCCGATGACGCCCATTCATGCCTGCGTTCCGCTCTTTGCTTAGCCCATTCTTGAACATTAAAGCCGTCAGCTCTAACGATGGAGTAATAGTAAAACCCATCTTTCTCGAAGATTAGGTTAAATACTATACTTTCGTTCTCCTTACCATACTTGGTGGTAACCTCAATAGTTTCACCTTTTTCGTGCTTCTCATCACACTTTGCCAAAAATACATTTGGCGCAAATTTGTAATACGTGTTCATTGTTTTAATTAAATTGGTTTGACTTATATGAAAAATGAGAAACCACAGCTACTTAGCCGTGGTTTCATCATTAAATAACTTTGGTTGACTGGGTTGAACCAAATCATCGAATAAACCAGGAACACGAGGTTGTAACGCCTTGTATTCTTCCTGAAAGAATTCTTCTTTGGTTCTCCCATGTTTTTTACCCTTTCGTGTATGTACATCGAAAGTGTAATCTGGAATAGGAATAGGATAACGCCTGACATCATTTATCCACTTTTCTATATCAATATCCTTTCTATCATAGATGAAGTTTTGCAAATGATCCGCATCACGATTCTTTCTACATTCACAAAGGAGAATAACAGCTTTACTGACAAATATCCTCCCTTTGGGTTCAGTAGCAGTCTTGTTTACCAGCTCATGCCCCTGCCACAATGCTTCTATCTCTTTAGTAATGATTCCATAGCAATCTTCAGCACTAATGGTAAACAGACGCTTCCACACATAGTCGCGGTACCCACTCGCCCAAAGTTCCAATGCAAAAAAGCCGGCTACCCCGGTGTCGGCTCGCCTAATGGCTTTCTGCATTGCAGAACTCACCTCAAAGAAATCATATCCGCAAACTGTTCTTATAATCATAATTCTAATTTAATGGTTTGACTTTTAGTTTATTACATCAGTAAAATTAGCTAAAAAAGGCGAATATGACAAACAGAATGGACGCCATTTAAACGCCTTTTTTACAGACTATTAGAATTTGAATTTGCATGATATATTATATTGAACGAGCTGCTTTGTTTTGTCTTTCCCATTAGTGGTTGCACTCTTTAGCAAAATACTATCACCAAAATTCTTTTTGATAAAGAGGATAGATTTACGTTCCTCTTCCTGATTCCTTATAGAAGCAAGCCCACCAGCGTTTACAAAAGTGTTCTTTTGCTCAAAATTATACCGCAAATCGGTTAAAACCTTGCGTTCTTTGTACTTCATGTAACAAGAAATCCAAAAATCTTCCTTCAAACGTATTTCCTCATTCCACCAAGTGTTTTTGTTATAGATTACTCCATAACTGCAACCGGTTATCATTTTCGAAAGAGAAAGAAAAGCGGATTCATCATACATTACCGGCGATATCCGAGCGGTGAAGCCAAACAGATGTACATCCATCATACTGGCCATCTCAAATAATGACTGAATGATATTGGTTATCTTATCTTTATCCTTTATCCGGCTAGGTTCTCCTTTTTCCACATAAATAGGTTTGCAGGCATGGACATCATCATCAAGCATGAAAAGTTCTCCAAAATGCTTTGCCATCCAGTTACGTTTCGGGATGAGGCCCATAACATCGTCAGGATGAGTAACAATTTCACATTCCGGGTTAAATTGTTGATATAAGTCAGCTTGACTTTCAGCAACGCAAATGATAGGATCGTTCACCAACTTTTTAGCGAACACCCGGTCATGGCGCTTATGACTTGGTATTACTATTTTGCAAGGCATGGCGAACGTCTTTTATGTCGATTACATTACTCTTACTTACTTTCCCGGTCTTGTACGACTTCATGTGCTGCATATCCAGCCTTTCACGAAGCCAATTACTATCTACCTCATTACTTGAGGTGATGATAAACAACTCATGTTTTTCGTCATACTTTGGAATGAGAGGATAAATGGCTGTATCATCCGTGATGGCATCGAAGCGCTCTTTAAATTCATCCTCTTTCTTCTCCGGGGCAAATTCGATGCCCCAATCTTGGAGTTCCGCCTTATTCCACTCGTTTTCCATAACGTCCAAATCATTCTCACCAAAATTGACATTATCTTTAGTGGCATATTCCCTCAACTTCTTAACGGGGGTATCAGGTGCCAGAATTTTACAAGGCAGTTCTTTATAACCTAACTCCTTGCAAGCTCGCAAACGTAAATTACCACAAACAACAATATATCTGCCATCATTGTAGGGAAAAACTATAAGTTCTCGAAGTTCAAGCATCTCTGGCGAATCCTGAATGCTTTTCTTCATCGCTTCAAAGCGGTAATCACGAAAAAAACGTGGATTTTTCGGCAATCCCGTGAGCTGCCCCTTATTAAAATCAAGTAGGCAGACTTGAATAATCTCTGTCATAACTAACTATATTAAAATCAACAACACAAAATCAACAACACAAACAGTCAGTAACAACACCTAATCATTTTTTCTATCATCGAACTCTATCTTATCTTTGATAAGCTGTTCAATGTCCTCACAACCAAATCTTTTTAAATAGGCAACAAGGTAAATTATCATCTCGGCTGCCAATTCTTCATCTTCCGAATATTTAGGAAGATTATCACTCCTATATTTAGAAGCAATATCGAATTTTCTCCAAACGGCTTCAATTCTTATGCTAAACGCTTTTCTTGAGCTATGCTCATTCATCTTAAAGCGCTTCCTCATGATATTCAAGCATCTCTGGGCAAACCTATTCAATGTTATCATATCGATCGGGTTAAATTGTTAGACTAAGAATAATCTCACACTATTTAATAAAGGCGGTGGTCTGTTTTTATACAAATACATATCCATTCTTATTTAGATTAAATAGCTTCCATCAAATCAAATAGCGTCGGTGCATTCACTTCAATTTCAGCTTCATGCAAGTATGAAAGGCTGTCTTTCCAATAGTCATAATTCAACTCGGTAGAGAGCCCTTTACGCCCCAATCTAATAGCACAGTAAGGAACAGTACCGATACCGCCAAATGGGTCGAATACCAAGTCTCCTTTATTTGAATACCGTTCAATCAACCTCTCAACAATATCAAGCTGAAGAGGACAAATATGATTTTGACGTTTTTTCTGTGACTGCTTGGTATTGAGTGTACGCATCCGGGTAACGTCATCCCAAATCCAAGGTTTCTTACTTACAGGATCTACGGCCATAAATGTTTTTGGTAGTTTACCGTAAACTTCTAATTCTTCAGCGAAAGCAACATGTTCTTCATAATTGTATATATGTTCACGCTCATAGTTTCTAAACAAATGGCGTATCTTGTCAATACCGGCAACTTTCATATCTTCATAGCTTAACAAAGTATTACCTGAAGATTTCCAACTTGCATGAGCATCTATTTGCCAGCGGGCTAACGAATATTCATTCTTATTCTTGGTTACTGGCAAATCTGCATAGGCACGTGAAGTATCAGAAGGCAGTTTACGGAAAAGAAGCACATATTCAGGGCAACCAATACCCATCTTAGAACCATCTTTGCACATCTCTGTATAGCCAAGGCGGTAGGTCTGGTTATTCTCCCTTACCACATCGGTATCTACTGTGATACGCCCCATGTAGCGGAATCCGTGTTTCATGTAGTGAAATACCGTCATTTCGGAGAACGGGTCGATGGTGGGCATACCGTCACCTGTGGCATTACCGAACAATACACGGTCTTTCACATGGATGCAAGCCAGCCGCCCAGGCTTCAATATCCGCATCAGTTCTGGTGTGAGGTAGTCCATCTGCTCGAAGAACTTGTCGTTGCTTTCATTATGCCCGAAATCGTTATAGGTCGGCGTATATTCGTAATGATTGGAAAAAGGGATGCTGGTTACAACCAAATCCACCGAGTTGCTTTCCATTTTCTGACACTCCAAAACATTGTCGTTATTGATGGCTTTCCACAGTTTACCGGATTTTTCTTCACGGCTGGCAAACATCCAGCGCATCATCTTCTCCTCTGCCTGCAAACCGAACAGACCGTTCTCACGGACGATATCAGTCATTTTAGAAACCATTTCACGATGCTGCGCCCATTTCTGCATAAAGCTTTTGAATATCTCTCCTTCACTTTCTGCATAGACCAAGTAAAGGTCTACAGGATGTTTTTGCATGAAACGGTAGATACGGGCTATCGCCTGAAACTTGTCATTGAACCGGTAGTCGATGAACATGATAGCCTTATGACAATGGTACTGGAAGTTCAAACCCTCACCAAGCATTTCAGGCTTTGCGGCCAGGTATTTCAATCTCCCGTTTTTGAAGTCCGCTATCACCTTGTCGGCTTCCTCATCATCCTGCGAGCCATAAACAGCTTTGCAACCGGGGATAGCCTTGCAAAGGGCTTCCCGCTCACTCTCAAGGTCATGCCACAAAAGGAAATGCTCGTCCTTGTTTTCAGGACGATTAATAATCTCTACGACACGGGCAATCTTCTCTGCCATATTGTCCCGACGTTCTTTCGCTGCATCAGCAAGTCCGAGAGCAGCCTCACGAAACATCTTCACTTGTCCGTCACGGTCTGTACCGGCAGTGGAATTGTCAACGCTAACCACTTCTTCATGTACCCGCAGTTCCGGCAATTCATAGCCGGTATCAGGATAACCGAGGTCGGAAGGCTTGGTTAGGAACAATGCCCAAGTTGATACCCACAGCCAAAATTCTTTTTCTTTGTGTGGATAAAGCGTTAGATTATTAGCTTTGGTACTATCACGTTGAAAAAAACGTGTAAGGGCTTGACCTGTATCCATCACTCCAAGATATCCGGCATAATGTATCAGCTCCTTGTATCTGTTAGGTGACGGCGTGGCAGTGGCAACAAAGCGGAAAGGCACATCGGCGAACAGCGGTAGGAACTCTTGGTATGTCTTGGTGCCGAACCCTCTCAATACGCTTGCTTCATCCAATGAGGTAACGGTAAAAAAGGAAGGTTCTATTCTTACGCCGTCTTCTCCGTCACGGACACGCTCATAGTTGGTAATCATTATATCACACTTGCAGGCTCTGACTTCGCTCATGGTCTTGACATACTTAACTGTCATGTTCATGTGCTCCTTAGCTTGGGTGATAAACTCTACTACTACACGTTTAGGACAAACGATAAGAGCTTTACCAAAATACTGGTTGATTATAACTCTGCATATCTCCAATTGGGTTACTGTTTTCTGCATACCGAAACTGGAGAATATGGCACGGCAACCACCGGAAACCGCCCAACGAACGGTATCTCTCACATGAGGGTAAAGAGAAGTTGATATTTCATTAGGATTAACTTCAAATCCAGTATTGTGGCTAATAGCCATCTTGTCTTTTAGAAATTCTATATAGTCTTTCATTTTCATTTCAAATAAAGAGAGGAAACCGTTAGGCTTCCTCTGTGTTATCGTTATTAAGTTCTTCGAGTTGCTGTTTGAGCTTCATCTCTTTCTTGCTATATGAATCTGCAAGTTTCTTTGTTAGCGCATTGTAATCATCCGGATATTGTTCTGCAAAAAGGATTTTCTGACACTTTTGCAAATAGGAGCAGAAATTCACATTATTCGATGATAAGCATTCAGCAATAAAGGCTCTATACCATTGGTGTCGGTCAGCTTGGTTGTTCTTGACATAATTTACAAAATCACTCTCACCATTCCATTTTTTCAAATTCAGTTTTTCAAGATAAGTACTGCTACAACCGCTAAGAACCAGCACATCAAAAACAAGTTGTTCATTTTCAGAGAATTCTTTTGTTCTCTGATAATATGTTTTCTCTTGCGCCCACTTGCGCATTTCTTCAGCAGACTTCTCCTTGACTATATCCTTCGCTCTTTTTAATTGGGCGTTTATTTTTTCCCTTTCTATCTCTTTTAGATCGGCAACGGCGGAAGTAGAGGAAGCCGTTGCTTTTCTAACATAATAGAAACTAACGTTAAATTCGGGAGAATAATGTCCAAAAAATGAAAGACAACGATAAACTTCTCCATCTTCAAGCATTTTCAAAGTGCGTTCATCATCTTCTGAATACCAGCACTTACATCTAAAGATTTCATCAGGATCAACTATTTCAAATCCAAGTTGTTTAACAGCTTCCAAAGTTTTTTCATAGAAAACCTTTCTATCTTCTCCCCAATATGTATCGGGACGTCTAGCGATAATTACTGTTTTTCCAAATGAAAGAGGTTCGCCAACTTTAACAAGATGTTCATATTCTAGTTGAATTTTCCGCGTCACATAAGCAATCTGTTTTTTCTCATAGCAAGCAGCATTGATACATCTAGCATCCTTACTATTCATTTCATAGAACAAACAACCATGATTACACGTATTATTCTCACATTGAGAACATGATTTAATATCAGTATTTTCCCAATTATCGGAATCATCTTTAATCCAAGGTGCGTTACCAAGCTCCATGAAAGAATTACTCACAAATTCTCGAATCATAGCAGTAGTACATTGTTCTTCCTCCTCCTCATGAAACTCTTTTTGAGTATCTTCATCCAATTTAGAAAGAATCATAGCACCGGACAATGGTATATCTCCATTTCTTACCCGCTCTTTTAGTTCAGGAATAAGAGAATTCAATTTAATACGGTCAAATACAAACCGGGTAGACTTTCCTATTTTAAGAGCGATATCTTCCAAAGTTCGTCCTTTTTCAGCCAACTGCGCAAAGGCAAAAGCTTCTTCGATGGGATCAACATCTTTTCTTTGAAGATTCTCGGTAATCATCGCTTCAAAAGCCTCATCATCTGTCATTTCTCTGACAATGCAGGATATTGTCTGAAATTTTTCCGACTTTTTTCGATGGGCTTTGATTTTTGCAACATTCGCTTCATCTTCCTTTGCTTTCAAAAGTGACACAGCCCGGAAACGACGCTCACCGCAAACAATTTCGTATGTGTAAGGTAATGGGGTAACATCTCCGGTTTCTAGGTTAGTCATCTCCTCGGATTTAGCAACTCTGACAGTGACAGGTTGCAATAAACCTTGCTTTTCAATGTTGCTTGCAAGCTCTTCAAGAGCTGCTTCATCAAAAGTCTTTCTCGGATTCAAAGGAGAAGGACTGATAAGGTCAATTCTAATGTTTTGTACTTCCATAATTTAATTATATTGGTTTGACTTTTAATTCATTACATCAGTAAAATTATCGTAAAATGACAAGTTATGCAAACAGAAACTTCGCCATTTTAACGCCATTTTCATGCGGGCTTATTACGTATTTGAATGAAGCCACGTTTTTCCGTTTCCCGAAGCAATTCCATATCTTCCTCACGGATATAACAATCCGTTTCACCATTAACAGTTGTGTGATTAGGAATACCAAAACGCTCCCGTATTCTTCTTTTCACTTCAGGAATATCTTCAAGTTTGATATGCCTAGTGTTCCAGTAAATTGTCACCTTCTGCTTCTTGTTTGCCATTTTCTCTTTTGTTTAGATAAGAGATTATTTCATTTGAGAGACTTAACGCTTTAGCAGCTTCTTCATCTCCTTGCTCAACTCTAAGTTTGAGTTCGTTCCGGTATTCTTCATACGACAAGCCACTTGTATAACTCACTTCCTCCGACAAATTCTCTTTATGAAAATTCCATGACTGATTATCAGCAACAGCACAACGTTCTTTATTGTATTCACGAAGCCAACTCATGATGACCTGACCATCAATTCTATTATAGATATTGCCATATTTCATTTTCATTGCGTTCTTGAAACACAGTTTAAAATCATCAGTTTTCATATATGGATATTCTTCAATGATTAAATCTACTGTAGTAGCGACTTGTGTAGCCGACATTGGATTACCGACATTGAAAAACTCCAAGGCATCAGCTATCAATATGACCAACACTGCTCTGGCTTGCGGCTCACCAAACTTTCTTATAATAGTGCCAATAGAAGGTTCATCACTTTGAAATACATCTTCAACCTTCTTGGGGCATAGAGCTTTGCAATAGTTTTTCGGCGAGGTCCGTAAGACTGCTAACCGATTCTCTTCTTGTGGCCGCAGTATCAGTTCGTTTTCCATTGTAATTTCCTTCTAAAATTTTAGTAAAATTCGCAGACTTGAATATCCAGTCAAAAGTGCACCTCCAATTTTTATCGTTTTGTCCAAGCAAGAAAGGACTGTCTAAAACCAATTGGAACACATCGAATACAGCTTGCTTCCCGTATTGTGCGACACGTGCTTTAATAGCTTTCTTTCGTTTTGCATCTATGGACTTTATAGCAGGAAGTTTACCTTTAAACGTGGAATTAAAATAATCCATTAGCCCACCCCAATCAATCTTTTCCTCGGGGAACAAAGAAAGCTCGTCTTTCTTTGATTCTCCTTTAGGAGAAGTTTCTTTCTTTTTTAAATGAGAATCATTATCATCTACATAATCATTATCATATTCATTATCATTATCGGGTTTTGTGGGTTCTTTTGGGTTTCCAAATAACCCAGTGGGTTTTGTGGGTTCTTTGGGTTCTTTTGGGTTTTCACTTTTCGGACGTCCCCCCTTAGAACCATTGCTCTTATTCCTTTCCACAATAGACATATACTTTTCAGTATCCCTGTCTATATCTATCTTTATAAAGTTGAAAGCAATATTTGCCATAGGTTTCAACCCCCGAAGATTTCCCGTTGTCGCATACTCAATTATGCTTTCGTAAATCTCCAGCCTGACATCATCCGGCAAATCCTTGATTGCTTCTCTCCACCCTTTATAAAAGATGAATGAATTTCTTTCCATATTTTAAGGGATTATACTCCGATTAGTAATAAAACTCACAGACCTTTTGCTTCCTTCAGTTTTTTCGCTTCTTCCTTGTAATGAGTAATCAGCTTTTCTAATTGAAAGTCACTAAATTGCTTAGTAACATTTTTCTTGGCTTCCAGGATCAGCACATTTCGTTCACCATACTTGGCAACTAGACGTCTGCGATAATCCTGAATATTTCCTTCCATGAAGCGGTTACAATGTGAACATTGAGCATTGCAGTTCATTTCATCAAAGCGAGTACTCATGTGTTGGCGGTTGATGTAATGACCGCAATCTGCTTTATTGAAAGGCTTTATTTTACCACATGAAATACACTGAAAATATCCATTAGGCATCGTATCACGATAACGGATGAACAAACTAAATATTCTGTCTAGTTTATCGACAAGATCAGGTTTCTTCTTGACCTTAACACCTTCTACCTCGAAAAGAGGCTTTTTCTTTTCTTTCTTCTTGTAATTTCTCCACATGATAATTAAAATACTACATTGGTTAATTGACGGCCACGACTCATTATACACCATTTTCCCTTTTCAGGCTGTTCTATGCGTAACTCTTCAACACGCCCAAAACGCCGGAAATTCCCACTCAAATCAACAACCCAACCCTCTTTACCTTGGCAGGGACGAATAACACGACCGACCATTTGATAATAGAGGGAAAGGGATTTGGTTGGACGTGCAAGAACAACCGTATCAAGCTCCGGGTAATCGAATCCGGTTGTAAGTACTCCGACATTAGCAACAACTTTTATTCTTCCATCTTTAAAACCTTTCAGAATTCGTGCCCTTTCTTCCTTTGGAGTAGAACCGCTAACAATCGCACAATTAGGAATTTCGGAAGCCAGTTTTTCAGCTTCACGAATAAACCTCGTGAATATTAAAATACCTTTGCGTGGTATGCCCGATTTGGGGTTCAACAGACGTTTTGTCCATCCAACTATATCTTTGTATATGTCCACACGTTCAAACTCTTGCAGAAGACTTTTTTCATCGTAATCTGCACCAGTAGAATTAGTCCTGACTCTACTTAAATCCAACTTTGTAATATCATAGTATTTCAAACTTGCGAGAAATCCTTTAGCAAGTAGTTCACTCACCTGACAGTGATAAATAACATCAGTGAAAACCTTTGGCCGGGTACGAGTTATAAATTTAAGCATAGCACCACCTCTTCCTGAACATAATCTGTAAGGAGTCGCTGTCAGCCCAATAACTTTCCTTTGCTCATCTTCAAAGAATTCCTTATACATTCCTTTCTCCGGATTCACTAAATGACATTCATCAATCAGAACGTGCTTGAAATGTTTGAAGAAACTCATGTGTTTCATCACACTACCAATCATAGCAAACGTAATACGATTGATATCCTTTCTTCCGGCAGAAGCTGAATAAACTCCACAATCGAATATGCCGTATGATTGAAGTTTCGCAAAATTTTGTTCGAGTATTTCCTTGCTAGGCTGGAACACTATCAGCGGCCCGTCTATCCGTGCAGCTATATTGGCAATGACAAGGGACTTCCCGGCACCAGTGGGAAGAACTATCACGTAGTTTTTCTTTTCCTTGGATTTAAAAACGCTGACCGCTGCATCACTAGCACTTTTTTGGTAGTCTCTTAACTGGTATGTCATAATTTGATGTGATATTTATGAACTTTCGAATGACAGTCACCACAAAGGGTAACGAGACAATCAAGATGTTCAAGTTCATGACCAACGATTGATTTTCCGTTAACCCTGTATGTTTTGTGGTGAATCTCTAAATTGAAGTCTTTACCGCACATCTGGCATTTATGTCCATCCCTAATACGAACCTTACGCTTGGCTTCTTCCCAATCTGGATTATTCACAAGCCGCTTCACATAGTTGGACTTCCTGCCTTTTTTGTGCTGCAATCTACTCATCGTCTTCCGGTTCTTCTTCAGGAAGTTTATCAGACAGGTCTTCTTCGAACTTGTCCCCATAATCTTCTGTATCATCAATAGGACGTTCTACTTCAGGATATTCAATACCAAACAAATCAAGCATCGCTTTTCTGTTTCGATCTTCCTGTGCCCAAAGAGAACGTTTGTCCCAATCAGGAATTTTTTCAGCTTTCACAAGCTTAAACTCACCGTTCACCCATGAATAATACAGGAAATATCCATCAAGAGCAAACCGGATCGTATTCTTACTTGAAAGATGATACTCCCTCGTCCCCTTTTTGACCTCGGCAGCCAGGTCTTTAATTTCAGTCTTAATAGAAGCTAACCTGTCTTGTGCATCACTCTTAATTTTCTTTGCACGTTCAATGGCTTCCAACAGTTCACGTTCGCGTTTGGGGACCTCATTCTCTTGCTTGATGCAATACTCTTCACGAATTTCGGAAATCTCAAATTCATCCAGTAAACGTTGTGTCACCTCACTTTCAGGGAATGTAGCATTGAAATGCTCATTCACCAACTTTATCAATTCATCTACATTCGTAGAACCCTGAAATAAAACAGGGGGAAATTTTTCCCGAATAGAATCGGGAACTACAAACTCGATTGTCTCGGGTTCGTAGTTTCTCAAATTTGCAATCATAAATTATAAAAGGATTAATTAGTACCGGTTTTGGTACTCATGAATAAAATCTAAGTAATGCTGGTCTTCAGGCAATGGAAGTGTAATACCAAACTCGGTGGCCGCATCTATTTTCACGCTTTCCATGAAATTATGCATCTCTAAAGTATTAAGTTTACTTGTTCCTCGCACAATAGTTTCCACCTTACCATTCACATGAACCTGTTTCACAAGAAACTTCTTACAATACAAGTCATGTATATCCTGAACTCCAGCAGCAGTGCTCCAATACTCTTCACCTGTGTATTCACGCAAACAGGCACCAATACACTGAAACCATTTCCACATGAGAGCATTTTGATTTAATGTTCTCGGCTGTGTTTTTTTCTTAATGGTTACAGTGTATTCTCCATTACGAAGTGTGCTGCACATGAACTCGAAAGACTTATCCATTTGGATTTTGCCATCTTTCTTCGTCAATGTTGCTTCCATAACCTATCAGAATGGCAAATCGTCCTTGGTCGGTGGTGGCGGTGGCGGGCACTCATTCACCGCACTTCGAGTCTGATTATTGGTGTGTTCCGGAAGAGGTGGCGGTGGTGGCGCTTGTTGAGGCTTAACAGAAAGCATCTCCATATTATCAACAAAAAGTTCTGTAATATACCGTTTAATTCCTCTGCTATCATCATAACTCCGAGTTCTTATCTTTCCTTCCAGATACAACTTGTCTCCCTTATGGACATACTTCTCAACAACATCGGCAAGACCACGCCAAACAACAATATTATGCCATTCAGTTCTTTCAGGAACCTGTGTTCCATTGGCAAGGGTATAACCTTTTTCAGTGGTGGCAAAGGAGAAAGTGGCCACTTTAGAACCAGCTTCCAAAATTCTAATATCGGGGTCTTTGCCAACATGCCCGATAAGCATCAATTTGTTTAAACTCATGATTTATCCTCCCTTATTGTTACACGGATACTATCAGCTTTAGGAACTGTTTTGATATACTTAGAATATAATTCCGGATAGTCAGCCTGAAACTTTTTAGTATCAAAATTGTCACTCGTAGAAGCGGGTGTATAACTAACTCGCAATCTTCCGGCATCCCATGACTTGACACCATTCTCACGCATAGCAGTTTTCAATTTTGCCTTATAATCTTTCTGAATCTTGGTTAGATCTGCAAGTTCTTCCTCAATTCCGATTATAGTATTTACAAGTTGCATTGGAATAAGTAACTTGTCATCATCAGGGGCAGGAACAGGAAGAATGGATAGATATTGCTCACCCTTCTTCTCGCATTCCATTAATTTCTTGACTTCTTTATCAGGCTTACGAGGAATTTCAACCAATTCATGTTTATCACCACGTACCCAAATGCCGAACAATTTATCAACTTTGAGTAATGGATTTTGTAGTTCAAACAGATAAGCATAAATTGACAACTGCCAACTCAAATACTCTTCGTCAAGATGCAGCGTAGTTTTGATGTCACCAAGACAGATTCTACCGGCTTTCTCCCAAACACAATCTATATTCGATGCAAAGTATTCGTTATCAGACACCGTGTACTCATTAGCAAAAGCCTTATATCCAGCTTTCGTCCGCTCTTTCAAATAATTCTCTGCTTCAATACTTTCAGGCGGTAAGCCTGTTGCATCAACAAACTGGCATTGAGCATGAATAAGGCTCCCCTTCTCAGCAGCTCTCTTCAATACAAAATCGGGGACATCTTTATATTTGTCAGGGAACAACTGCCGGCTAATCATACCGGTTATACCTTGCAACTGTTTTTCACCGAGCATATAAGTGTGGTTTTCCTCATTGAAAACCACACTGGATTTCACTAATTCTATCATTATTATCAATTTCTAGGGGGATATGTTTTCTGCATGTCAATAGTTATGTTTCTGAACTCCTTATTATTGTGAAGTTCGGGATGTTCAGCCCAAACTCTCTCAAGCTCTTCGCGGCTTTTAACACCAGTCATTTGTTTAATTGCACGATCCAGGTCTACACCAGTATATACTTTGCCCGAAGCGTTTGAAGCAGAAACATTGGGAGCATATACTTTTTCCTTTGTATTACCATAAGCAAAACGAACGCGGTTTTTATTGTCCACAATAACAAGTAAAATAATCTCCTTTTGCTCGTTATAACCAATCTCTTTTACACTGAATTTGGTGTATAGAGCAGGAGAACCTGTTTTGCTCTGATATATTTCATTTTTCTCAAGTGGAATCCAAATGAAAGGACCCGTATAAAGTTCACGCCCAATTCCCCAGTTAAATCCTGCACGTTTAAAGGCGTCCGAAGCCTGCCCTTTCTCTTTTTCTGTGCTAGATTCTGTCCCAACATCCTGTTTACTCACCCATTCCTTCTTTTCATTATCCCAAATGGACAACGTACAGAATAGATTCCCATTAACGACATCATGGTGCCGTTTCCAGTTCATTTCTCCGAACACTTCATCAAGTATTCTCATGTCTACTCGAGCATCCTTGTATAATAGCAAGGAGCAGCCCGAACCGTCCGGTTTCATAGTACCAACCCTACATTCAATTTCAGAAGCTAGAAGCGGTCTGATAGAATTTTTCTTCTTCTCTTCATTCTGAACCGTTGATACAGTGTTTTTTCTCGCTGTCATAATTCTAATTTAATGGTTTGACTTTTAGTTCATTACATCAGTAAAGGTAATCGTTATTGACAAGTTTAGCAAACAGAAACTTCGCCATTTTAACGCCATTTTCAGGTAGTAAAAACTGCCTGTACGATATTGTACAGGCAGAAAAATAAGAAAATGAATAATCCAATGTACCTTATGGAACGGCTACGCTTTGAAGGGTGTACGGCTCCCTGATTTATACATAATGTAAATGCTAGTGGACGGAACCGGAGTCGAACCGGTCTCACGGAATATTGGTGCACCTCACCGCAGTTTCAACCAACGATATACATATCCGCCCGATTAATTAAAAAGGTGCACTATCTTCACAGACCATACACCCCAATCACAAACACAAAACAAAACTCATGAACTACTATAATTTAATTAGGATCAGAAGGGTGAATGGCGTGGGGATCGAACCCACATCACGCATATCTGCGTATGCTGCCAATTACACCAGCCATCCGTTTTAAGTGAACTATTCTCACGAACCATTCACCTAGAACACAAACACAAAATAAAACACGACATTAACTATTAAATAGCACTCTCACGAGCTTTTGTGGGGCAGTTTAGGAGTCGAACCTAAATAATTGCAAATGCAATACATAAAGCACTTCGTACGCTTTCTTTATGCTCTCTTTACCATTGAGAATACCTCCCCTTGTTGCCACATCAACCCGTGATGTGGCTCAATTTTAAATTTAGAAATTTGAAAAAATCAATTCACTCTCACGAGCTTCTTGTTTCCGGATAGCCGTTCAAAGCACACCGGAATAGTATAGAACAATTAAAACTCAAATAACAGGGGCTTTAACCCTACAGCGTCCTTTTCGCTGGCAACATTAGTTAAACATAAAAAGAAAAATTCTCTGTGAAGGAACCCGGACTCGAACCGGGATGACAGATTACCTATGTATGACTTTCTTCAATCTATCTGCATACTTGCGTCTACCAATT